CATAGCGTTAAGAAAGATCCAAGATATAAAGGCGAATGGACTTATCGATGTGGAAAATGCGTTAATGAGCGCACGTGGCGCGATGGAATGGTTTGCAAGCATCATGGAAAATTAAAGCCAGAGGACATTGGGACAAAGGGAAGATGCAAACAATGTCACAGGGCTTCCGCTAATACTAAACGTAATAATAATCGAGAATGGTTTAACGCTAAGATGGCAGAGGATAGAGCTAGAAATCCTGAAAAATGGGAAAATATCCATAAAAAAGCCTATCAAATAAAGGTAGAGAAATATGGCAAGAAAGAGCTGAATACTAAAGAAATTATACGGATGTATGGCCTTACTCAAGACCAGTACGACAAAATGTTTGAAGACCAAAAGAATTTATGTGACATATGTTGCAGGCCAGAGACAAGAAAGAATAGGAGTGGAGACGTGGCGAGATTAACGGTAGACCACTGTCACGAAACAAATAATGTTCGGGCTCTTTTGTGTCATGGATGCAATACTGGTCTTGGAAAGTTTGAGGATGATGTAGAGCGCCTCTTTCGCGCGATAGCGTACCTAGAACATCATAGAGAAACTTCAGAATGACGAAAACAACCCAAGGACAAGACGTACCGGTTGCAGCGATTGGGAGCAGTTCATTCGGCAGGTATGCAAAAATATCGTCCGAAAAGACGTACAATCTTTTCGTCAGCGATCAGTGGCTGATTAATTACCCCGGCTATCAAGTCGTCGCCAAACTACTCCCTTCAGGTGAAGGTCGCGGTATCTTCCGCAGTATCCGTGGTGGATTCATGCTTGCTGTCGTTAACAGTCAGGTCTATCAGCTTAACACCGCCCTTGGCGCCATTCTAATCGGAAACCTTGCCTCTAATACAGGTGAGGTCTTTATGGACGAGAACCTCAATAGCCAAATTTGTATCGTCGATGGCGTGAATGCGTACATATACAACTATACGCTGCCCCCAAACATCACTATCCAGAGCGTGGGCGGCGGCCTTATCCCTAAATACGTCACCTATCACAACACCTATTTCCTCTTTGGAAACGGGAACACCACTTCAAATGGAGCCGCTTGGTATGCCTATGGTTTTAGCACACCCACAACCATCGTCCAGATTAGCCAGTTGGCCCTTCAAACTAAGCCTGACTATGCCATTGCCGTCATCCGTATACCAGCCCAGTCGGCCAACGTCTTGGTGTTTGGCACCTCAGTTTGTGAGGTTCACACACAGATTGGCGGCCTTCAGAACTACCGTCGCGTAAATTCTATCTCTGTCGATTATGGCTGCATCTCTGTGTCTACCATCGCGGCATCTGATAATTTCATTATGTGGCTGGCTGTTAATGCCGAGAATGCCCCCGTTATCATGGTCTACGCGGGCCAAGGAGCCACCCCTGTATCAACGGACGGTATCGACTATGTCATGGGCACCTTAAAGCGGCCTGATAAGTCTACGGCGTTATTCTCTCGGGTTGACGGGCATTTGTTTTATCAGATTACCTTTTTCGATCCACAGGATAACCTGACCTTAGCTTTCGACTTTGAGAGCAAGAAATTCTTTCACTTATCCGACCAGTATTTAAACTATCACCCTGCCAGGCAGTACGCCTATTTTAATCAGCAAACGTATTTCGCCTCTATTAACAATGCCTCTATCTATTCAATTGACACGGATATCACCGTTATTAATGAGAATACTCCTGGACAGGCCGATCCATTACTCGTCTTCGACATGCAGCGCATCCGGATTACAGACAATATGATTCAGCCCAACAGTGATCGTTTTGTGGTTAATCGCCTGACGCTGACGATAGAACAGGGACAAGACCCCAACGCATTGCCTCCTGGAAACATAACTTATGTCATCACAGAGCAGGGTGACCTGGTGCTATCCGAATGGGGCGTACCGATTATTACAGAGGATTCCTGGGGTGGTGGCTCGTCCTATACAATGCCTTATCAGCCACGCGTCGATTTATCTATTTCAAAAGACTCTGGCGTTACGTGGAGCAATACCGTAGGGCGTGATTTAAATCCCATTGGATATAGGCAGAATATCCTGCATTGGGATTCTTTGGGTGCCTGCAATACGATTACCTTCAAGTTTAGATTTTGGAGCACAGCACGCGTCGTTGTAGGCCCTTGTAGCATGGAGATACGCGAATGAATGTACCCAGCTACATTACCAACCCACAGAATCCCTCCTCAGGCGATGAGAACTATAATGCAGAATTGAATCAGAACTTGCAGGACAGTTTATCGGATAATGGATGGACAGTGCCTCAGCTCACCAATGCGCAGCTCACGGTTGATATTGTGACGCTTCAGGATGGAAGCACAGGTACGCTTGCAAATTTGATGTCAGATGGCACTCTTTGGTTTTTGGTTGATGCCTCTCCACCGTGCTATGTTGGTAAAATAAGCGGCTCTCTCGTAAAGTTTACGACGACTTCATATCCGTAAAAGGAATTACAATGGGATTATTTAAATCATTATTCGGTTCAGGGCAAAATCCTGCTGACGCTGCGATGCCTTATCTTAATCAGGCCAGGCAAATTGGTGAGCAGAATGTATCGCCCTATATGCAACAAGGGCTAGACGCACAACAAGGATTATCGTCTGTCTATAACCAGCAGGCTAAAGACCCGAGCGCCTTCTTGAATCAGGTTATGAGCAATTATAATCCCTCTGAGGGCTATAAGTACAAGCAGCAAGAAATGCTTAAGGGTGCTCGTAATTCAGCGGCCCATGGGGGGTTCTCCGGCACAGACTTTGACCAACAAGGTCAGGCTGACATGATTCGGGGGTTGCTGGGCGGGGACATGCAGCAATTCATTCAGAATGCTTTGCAGTCACAGCAACAGGGCATGTATGGGGCTGAGGCTCAGTCCAACAGAGGAATGCAAGCGGCAGATTGGATGGGCAATCTATTGGGCAATCAAGGGCAGCTAGCCTATCAAGGACAGGCTCAAAAGAATCAACTCCGAAGTGACAGGCGAAATGCGCTCATGAATATGATTGGCACGCTGGGCGGCGCTTATATGGGGCGCAGGCCGCAGCAACCTCAACAACAGCCTGTGCAGCAACCTATGGATGGAAGCATGAATGGCTTTGGTGGCGGGAATCCTTATAAAGGCGCTGGGCAAGGAATGTCTAGCGTATGGCAAAGATTAGGTCAGGGAGGATTCTGATATGCCCTTAAATCTGCCTAACTGGATGCAGGCACCTATGCAGAAAGATGCCTATAAGGGCATCGGTGACTTCGCTCAGAATGCGATTGGCGCTTATCAAGGCGTACAGAATCATCAGAAAGAGCAGGAGAAGGCTGCCCAAGAAATGATGCTTGGTAAGCAAAAGCTGGATGCGGGTGAGATTACCAACAAGTATTTAGAACAAATGCAAAAGGCCAAGATTGCCTATCTTGAAAAAGCCGGAAGTAAAAGTGCTGGCAGCGGAGGAATATGGAGAAATTTACCTATAGACACGCGCTCAGACATACTTGCTCAAGTAAACGGGTTTGGAGGCGATCCGGCTGAAGCGGCGGCCTTTATCAATAACAACGGAACCTTTGAGCAATATAAGGATATGAAAAGGAAGGAAGGTTATGATGTTGATACGGCAGAAAAATTATATCCCGCCACAGGCAGAAATAGAAGCGACATTAATTCAACTAAAGGTTATGTAGCAGAACTAGATGTCCTTGAAAACCTCATGGAAGAAGGTCTTGAGGATTATAATGATTATTTCTTGGGGTACTCTCCTAGCCAAGTAGCCGATCAAATTAAGGGGCTGAATCCCGACAAGCAAGCTAGATTCTTAGCAAGGCGCGCCATGCAGTCAGAAATTGCAGGCACTCGCACTCGAATTCTTGGAGGCAGCAATGCTCAGGAAGCCTTAAAGGATATGCAAGAAAAATCTTTGGGTAATGTTAATGTATTTAGAACGGCTGTCAATAAAGACGTGTATGCTAAAACTCAGAAATATTTAAATGAATGGATTAAGGAAGGCGCAAAGGCGCGTACTGACGTAATGAGTGGCAAAGGATATAAGGTAAAGAAAAAAGATGCCGATGCAGAAATGAAAGCAAACGCAATCAGATATGAGCAAGAAAAAAGAAGGAATGAAGAAACCGCGGGCATAAATGATTTGTCTCCGGATGAACTAGATAGGCTTATTGAGGAAGCTGGCTAATGCAATATACAAAAGAAGAATTATTGCGAGAAAGAGAGCGTAGACAGTTCGTTAATGCCGCTAAACAGCGCTTCACACCAGAAGCTTTAAACCAGGAAAAGGAAAGAAGAAGGCAGCAAGACCTGGGCGCATCTGGAATATGGAATGACATTAAATCAGGTGCAAGCGCAGTTCCAGGCGCTCTGTGGAACATGGCTAAAGGGTTACCCAATGAGGTAATGGGTGCTGGTGAACAGATATTTAACGATCCAGGGAGGGTCGGGAAAAATGCCCTGAGAGGCCTGTATGGCTTGGGTCAAGGCGTGTTAAATACACCGGCAAACATTGGTGACTATCTGGCCAGAAAAGAAGTTATTTCCCCAGAATATGAAGGCAGGATTCCGCGACAAAACCATCCAGAAAGCTTTAACCAGATACTCGATAATCTATCTGGCATAACGGCCCCCGAACAAAGGCATGATCTCGGTTCTCGTCATGGGGATGAATTAATAAAAGGCGTTACTGAATTTCTTCCCTATATGTTTGGAGGGGAGTTGGGGCAAGTGGGAAACCTGGCCAGGGCCGGGCTAAGAACGGGTATGGCCGGAGCTCATGCTGTCGGGCAGAACGAGAACCCTATTACCGCGATGGGTGCGTTTGCACCTATCGAAGGGGCTATGCAGGGATTAAATAAGGCTCGTCCTTCTACTGCTTTATCTAAGTTTGGGGAGCGCGCTTCTCCTGAAATGCTAGAAAGAGCACGCGTAGCTGAGGGTACTAAGACGCCTTTAGGGGACGTGATCAAATCTCCTTCCTTAAAAAAATATTTTGAAAATGAGTTGTCAGGAACCGAACCTATTTTAACTGAGCTCGGGGAACATCTTACAAAGAAAGGAGAAGGATTGTTTCAGGGAGCCCATACAGGAGACGCTAATCAATTGGTAGAGTCCCTAATGCAGAAAGGATATAAAAAAGAAGGGTTGGCTAAGAACGCGCTGTATGAGGATGTAACTAAGCAAGCAAATAAAGAAGGTCTTCTTTTAGAGCTTCCTAACTTCTCAAGATTCGCCAGACAAAATAAAGAGGCTATCGCCGAAAGTCCTATGCTAAAGAATGACGCCAAGTTTAGAAAAATGGTAAATCAATTATCTCGACTTGAATCAGTGACAACTGAGAGTCCCGGTAAAACAACCTACCCTTCTCTTAAGACAGCTAAAATGACGGCCAGTCAACTTTATAATGAGGGGGAAAGAATGCTCAAATCCCCCGCAGCTAATGACCGGGCTCTGGGGGGCCTGTATAAAAAGTTGGGAGCTAAATTAAAAGAAGATATCAAAACTAATCTTAAAGAAAAGGCATCGCCAGAGCTTCAGGTCATGGCCAGTGAAGCTGACAAGGTTTATCAAAATAGTTTTGCCAAATTTTTAGACAAAGAACTCTATCCTTATAGCTCTGGCTCAAAAGACGCTCAATCTATCATTCATGACATTGTTAAGCCAGGAAAAGCCAAAGACAAATACCAATTGATTGAAAAAGCAAAGCAGGCATTGCCAAAAGATCAGCAAGGTGCGCTGGGAATGGCCTATCTTCAGCAAGCCTTTGATAAACAAGGTGCCTTCAGTCCAGGCAAGCTTAATCAATTACTAGATGGCTTGGGCAAAAGGCAGTTCAAAGCTTTATTTGATAAGCCGATGCAAAGACAATTATTAGATTATCAAAGATTAACGAAAATGAACGGGGAAGCGCTCAATAGAATGGCTAATCCAAAAACAGGTGCCAGAACCAATGAAAAGCTCAATAAAATAATGACCGGACTTCAGGGTGTGGGTGGATTAGCGGCGGGACTGCATGCTGGCGGTACATTGGGTGGAATACTGGGAGGTGTCGGGCTTCCACTTCTATCCTTTATTAAAGATAAGGCTTTAAAGAAATGGCTGACAGACCAAGTAATGCGAGAAAGCGTTGTAAATCAAAAGTTCGGACACAGGCCTAAAACGCCTTTTGGATCGTCATTATCGAATATCGCGCCAAAAGAGGATTAACCATTAACTGGGAATAAAATCTATGCAAATAAAGCAAAGACCCCAAAGAATCATCCAATACACAATACGCTCCTTAATTTAGTCAAGTTTCTACCTATTGCTATACTAAACCAATTGCGCTAACATAGCAATAGCCTACTGCATAAGGGAATATACACAATGGCATTGGACGCAAAGTACGTTGTATCAATCGATTTAGAAGAGTATCTGGTCGATAATGCCACAAGTGCACCTCTTTCCTATGGAAGCATAGAATTCTGGAAAGATGACAACAGAACCAGCCCCAAGCTTGTCTATGAACTGAGTGGCGCTCCCCCCAATTATACTTACACGGCTTTACCCAATCCCATCAACTTAAGTGTTGCGGGTACGGTTACAGACAGCGTCGGGAATAATGTCGCCATCTACTACTATCCCTACGATGCCAATGGAGACATTGAGCTCTATTACATTGTGGTCAAGAACTCATTTGGTGTGGTTCAGTTCACACGTGAAGCATGGCCAAACATTGTTTCATCTAATAGCCCAGGTTCCGAGAACAGCAACATTAGCAATGAATTAAGTAATCCACAGTTTGTTGATATTAATTTCTCGCAAAATAATCCTTTAACCATTCCCTTCACTGGCTCGGCGACAATGACGGTTGCCATAGCGCCTAAGTGGGACTTAATTATCTCTCACATAGGCAGCGGTAGCGTGGTTGTTTCGCGCAATGCAATTTCAGGAAGCTCAGCTTATCCGGGTAACCCCCCTTATACGTTGACGGTAACCGCAGGCGCCAACGTAAGCAGCCTGTATTTGCGTCAACGATTACTTAATAATCCAGACATCTTTAGTCCGGCTGTCGGGGGAAATAACGGTTACATAGCAGCCAGCGTGCTTTTAGCGCCATCTAGTAACCTCAGCATTCAATATCAACCTAACGGCCTATCAGCCCAAACGATATTAGCCGCCAATAACATCTCAGGCAGTTATGCGGAATCGATGGCCACCATCCAATTATCTGGCGCTTCTAATCCCAGCACAGGAGATACGGGCTATGTTGATATTTTGGTTATATTACCTATTGTCGGATCGACGACTTTAAGCAACCTGCAAATTGTCGGATTGGATACCAACATCACTACCGTGGGTTATGAGCAGAACACGGTAAATCGCCAGCGCGATCAATTGTTTAACTATTACAGTCCCTTACTGCAAGCCAAGCCCATTCCTTCCTATTTAGTAGGCTGGGACTTCCCTTTGAATCCCACGCAAGCACTAGGCCCTACTATCAGCGCCAGTAGCGCAGGGGCTAATACCTCGGCCCAGATTTGGGATCAAACTATACTATTTCAGAGCGTGAACTCAGGCGCAGCTGTGAGTCGCTCAGCCTCTGGTAATGGTGCCCTAACTATCACGGCCACGAACGCCACAAAGTTTGCCTTGATTCAGTATCTACCCCAAAACACGGCGCGAGAAATTCTGAACACCAGTTTATCAGCCAATATAGCGGCCATTACAGCTTCAGCGGGCGGTCTAGTGGGCACAATATCGCTTTGGTATACGACCGGTAGTCTCCCCAATACGGGGTCAAATAATTCTCTTGTAGCCACCCTTGATGCAAATGGTTATCCAGCAACCTTTAATGGGACATGGGTCGAGGTGACACGGAATGGGTTGGGAAATGCACAATTTAACGTTGGCTCTTCTAGTACTACTAATTTTAATGATTATGGATTTGCTGGCTGGAACTTAAATGGTGCAGCAGGAGCCGATACGGCTACCTTCTTCGCGATTGTGGTAGGGTTTGCGTCGCTGCCTACTGGACACACCATCGATATCGGCTCTATCTCTTTGGTGCCGGGCGGTATTCCTACGCGTCCTGCCCCTCAGTCTCCTGATGAAGTCTTAAGGCAATGCCAGCGCTACTACAGTTCCTCTTTTAATGCGGGTGTGGTGCCAGCGACAGCAGCGGGATATCTTGGCACAGTGGAAATGTGGACGACGGGCACTATCTACGCCGGTGGATTCTTTTCCTTTCCTGTTTCCATGTATGCGGTGCCAACGATTACCTTTTATAATCCCGTTAACAATAATGCTCAGTTTTATGTTGTCACTGCTTCCACAGATTGCAACAGCACGGCCACTACCGTTATCGGTGAAAATGGTTTTGGCATGACGGCAGTGTCTGCCAATACAGGGCAGAATCGAAATACAGGTGCATGGAGCGCCGATTGTAGGCTCGGACTTTGATGATTTAGTCTATAATTTTACGTACGAATGAGGACAGGGAGTCCGAACATGACGACAATCTATAACATTGATAAAAACATATCGGGTGTAAACGGATATGGGCTGCCCTTCTGTAATGCGGTATTCACTGCCACGATTGCGGCCACCACGGACACCACTTTAGCGGTTCCACTAACGAACGCCATTGGGCTGGCAAACGCCACGAACGCCACGAAGTTTATTGCGCAATTCTCCTATCAAGCCAGCAAGGATGTTTTTGTAGCCAACAATGCTACAGCCGCGATTCCAGCCGGTTCCACTTTTGCGGCCTCTACCTCTGAATTAAATCCAAGCGCCAAGTATTGTAAAGCCGGTGACGTGCTGCACTTCTATTGCGCCAGCACTGCCGATATTTCCGTTGCATTCTACGTCATACAGAGCAGCTAATATGCCATTCTCCATTTCGCCGGGCGTTAAGTTCAGTCAGTTCCTAAATGGGTTGAATCCTCAGTTAGGTGACCAGTTTGTTGGGTTACGTTCAGGCACTAACTACCGCTTTGACGGCTCACCTACCGGAACAACCGGCCAGCTTAGCCGAGAAATTAGCCAGACGGCCCATGGTTTTACGGTGCAGCAAATTGTGAGATTTAACGGCACACTTTATGTGTTGGCGCAAGGAGACAGCGCAGCAGATGCTGACGTCTTAGGGATGGTCTCTGCTGTTGATGACGTAAACGACTTTGAGCTGACGCTTTACGGATATGTCCCGGGCTTAAGCGGACTGACGCCAGGAGCTGATTATTTTTTAGATCCAACTGTGGCGGGTGGAATGACACTCACAGCCCCCTCAACACCAGGGCAGGTCAGGAAAGCATTATTTACCGCTGATTCAGCAACGTCAGGCTATTTCTACAACAACGGTGGCCAACAACTTTAGGGATTGAAGATGTCTTATACCGCTATTTCACCCGTCAATACGGTCACGGGAACATCTAATGAAATTGTCATTGGCGGCACATCCGTTAATCCTACCTTCGCTATCGCCAACAATCCGATACTACCCGGCACAGGCTCCGTACAGCTTCCAGAGGGCAATACGGCGGCCAGGGCCGGGGCCGCCGGCTCAATCCGTTTCAATACGCAGCTTACCGTATTTGAGGCCACGCCAGACGGAGCGACATGGTATCCCTTTTCCACCAGTTCAGGGACGGTTAACAGCGTCACAGGCACGACCAATGAGATAACCGCCTCCCCTACGACAGGCGCAGTCATATTAACCATTCCCAGCACCTTTATCGCGCCCGGCACATTGGCGGCGGTAACCAGCATATCTGCCCCCGAGTACTTAGTCACCGGTTCTGGTAGCGGCGTAATCTCCATACTGCCCCAGGCAGCGGCGGGTACATATAATCTAAACCTTCCCATTACGGCTGGAACGAGCGGCTACCTTCTTACTAGTGCGGGTGGAGGGTCAAGTCCGATGACTTGGAGCAACATAGCTACTATCGCTGTAAGCTCCATTTCAGGCACCGCCAACGAGATAACGGCATCGGCTAGCACGGGTGCGGTCACCCTCAGCGTTCCTTCCACTTTTATAGCACCTGGCACGATTGCTGCCACAACATCCATATCGGCTCCGATCTACCTAGTGACAGGTTCTGGCAGTGGGACGATATCGATTTTACCTCAGGCCGCAGCTGGCACGTACAACCTGAATTTACCTATCACCGCAGGTACATCGGGATATTTCCTGACGAGTGCCGGGGGTGCAGGCAGTCCGATGACCTGGACAAATCCGTCTAGCATTATCACGCCCGCTGCTCTGACAAAAACAGATGATACTAACGTCACCTTAACCCTTGGCGGAAGTCCAACAACGGCATTATTACAAGCAACGAGTTTAACGCTTGGCTGGACAGGTCAGCTTGGCTTAACGCGCGGTGGTACAGCGGCTTCATTGACGGCTGATTTTGGCGGTATCGTATACAGTACGGCTTCCGCTCTTGCCATTCTTGCGTCCACCTCTACTGCCAGACAAATCCTTATGTCGGGCGCAAGCACAACACCTGCCTGGTCGACCGCTACTTATCCCGCCACGACCACAGTAAGCCAATTACTTTACTCTTCATCCGCCAATGTGATTGCAGGTCTCGCTACGGCTAACAGCGCGGCACTGGTCACCACTGTCGGCGGTGTTCCCATCTTCTCCTCATCGCTTTCAGATGGCCAAGTTATTATTGGCGTTTCGGGTGGAACGCCTGTTGCTGCCTCCCTAAGCGCAGGTTCTGGGGTAACGATTACGCCGGGAGCTGGAACAATCAGTATTGCTGCGACTGGTTCAGGCGGTACAGTAACCAGCGTGTCAGGAACCGCCAACCAAATTGACTCCACGGGTGGAAATACACCTGTTCTCTCCCTTTCCAGCACAACCATATTTCCTGGAACGGTTACCTTACATGCCGATCCGGTTAGTGCTCTGCAAGCCGTCACTAAGCAATACGCGGATGCAATTGCGGCGGGTTTAGAATTTAAAAATGCTTGCGTGTGTGCGAGTACAGTGGCTTTAACGGTTACCTATAACAACAATGCCAGCGGCATAGGCGCAACCTTAACTAATGCCACGACGCAGGCGGCCTTTAGTGTAGATGGACAATCTCCAACACTGGGGCAAAGGGTGTTGATTAAAAACCAAGCGTCTACGTTTCAGAATGGGATTTACACCGTTACGGTGGTCGGTACTGGCGCTACTAATTGGGTACTCACCCGTTCCCTCGATTTCGATCAGCCTTCAGAAATCGCACCTGGGGATTTAGTGCCGGTAATCGCAGGCACGGTAAATGCAGATACCTTGTGGTTACAGACGCAGACAGTGGCTACGATTGGCACCGATGCTATTGTCTTTAGTCAATTTTCTTCGGCACCCCTCACGTTGCCCGTATCGATGGCTAATGGTGGAACAAATGCTAGCCTCACAGCAAATAATGGCGGCATTTTTTACTCAACTGCTTCCGCTGGCGCAATCCTGTCTGGCACCGCTACAGCCCGTCAAATGTTGCAGTCCGGCGCAAGCACAACACCTGCCTGGTCAACCACAACATGGCCTGCTACGACGACGGCAAATCGAATACTGTACAGCTCATCAACGAGCGTCATAGGGGAAATAACGAGCGCAAACAGTGCGACATTGGTAACCAATTCTAGTGGTGTGCCGGCGCTTACCAGCTCCATGACTGACGGGCAAATATTAATTGGTTCTACGGGCGGAACACCCGCACCTGCAACCCTGACAGCCGGAAGTAATGTTACCATCACAAACGCTAGCGGCAGCATTACGATTGCATCAACGGGCGGCACCGGAGTCGGCGGCTCTCTGACTTACATAACGTCTCAAACTGCGTCCTCTAGCTCAAGTTTAGACTTTGTAAATTATTTCAGCAGTCAATACGATGGTTATCTGTTTGAATTTATTGGTGTTTTACCCGCAACAAATACCGATCAGCTTTATATGTTGATGGGAACCGGAGGCACACCAACTTATGCTTCTACGGGTTATCTCTGGCAAAATTGGTCTTCTTACGTCGGTACCGGCAACTCTGCTCAAGGCAGCTCAAATGACACTCAATGGAAAGTTTGCGCCCCAGATGCGGGTGGGGTATCTAATAGCTCGACATATAACGGCATATACGGAAATCTAAATCTTTACGGCACAAACACTTCATCCTCTGTTGCCAGCGGGACATGTTTGTTCGCTTGCTATAGTACATCAGCCAGTGGATACGCAAATACTTCTTGTACATTTAATATTGGAGCCGCCACATATACCGCCGCAAGATTTAAGTTTTCTTCTGGAAATATCGCGTCTGGCACAATCAGGATGTACGGCATTACCAACGGTACTCCTGTTGGAACCAATGGCCCTATTCCCTGGATCGATCAAACCTCAACATCCGCGACGATGGTTATTAATACCGGATATGTGGCTGATAACGGATCACTCGTGACGCTAACGGTACCAGCAACGGTTCCCTTTGGCTCTGTGCTTGCGATAGCTGGTAAAGGCGCCGGTGGTTGGAAAATTCAAATGAACACAGGGCAAACTGCGGATTTAGGCAGCTCTGCGACAACATCCGCTGGCTCATTGGCATCCACAAACCAATATGATGCTATTGAGCTGGTTTGTGTAACAGCTAATACCACCTTTGTGGCTAGAAGTGCCGTTGGGAATATTACACTGGCTTAATCTCAAGGATGAGACATGACGACAAATAATAGTGCCGACCAGGTTAATGTCATAAGCGGGACGACGCCTGGATGTAACTTGCTTGGCTCTGTGACAGCCTCTAACAGCGCTACCGTTATCTTTAGCGGCCTGAGCAATACGGTATATTCTCGCTATGAGATAGTTATCACAGCAGCGCTTCCTGTTACCAATGGGGCAAACCTTTACTTAACCACCAGCAATAATAGCGGCTCCACGTATGGCGGGAACATTTACGCCACCAATTACCTGCAATGGAATCCAGGTGGAAGCGGGACGGGCGGCACTAACAACCTGGCTCAGATACAGATAAACCAAGGAAGTTCTATTGATAATACGAATAGCGTAGGACTCAATGGCATGATTCAGTGGAGAGACTTGGTTAGCTCCTCTCAGCAATTTTTTAACTGGGATGCTGTCTGGCTACAATCTTCTGGAACGACTATCTATGCAATAAATGGCTGGGCCTATGCTTCTGATAACAGCGCGGCTATCACAAACGTAAAGCTCGCGATGAGTACCGGAAATATCAGCTTTGGGACATTCAAGTTATATGGATATCTGGCTTAGTAACTACTCATAAAGGAATTTATCACTTAAGGAGAGCACGGAATGCCTATTTTAAATATCGTTAACAGCACGACTGGATTGGCCAGCGTTCAACCCAGTTTTGTTTACATCTACACATCCGACACAGAAGCCACAGTTGTCACCACAGGATACCTTAACGGCGCAGTCAGAGAGGGCTGGGCTTTTAACAACACCATGATGGCAGTTGTTTATACCACCGATGACGGCCCAGGATTATACCAAGTGTCCGTCTCTGCCGGTAACACGAGCCTGGTGGCCTTTCTTGCTGCCGGGAACGTACAGCTTCCTGTTGTGGCTAACCACATTGCTACCTTTGACGGAACTAGCGGAAAGATTGGTGACCAAGCCGTCACAGCCATTCAGAAAGGGTCGATTCAAGCCGGTCTATCAGGTACAGGTGGCACGCTTATCTCATTCCCGGCAACGGCTGCCAACGGAAGTCTGATTGTGGCCGCTGTGGCTAACGTAGGCAATAAAACCACGACGATTAGCAGCATTGCAGGCTTAGGCCAAAATGAAGTTATCACCATCCCTGACGCGGGTGTGGCAACATCAAGCTTCATTTTAGCTGACAGCGGCGGCACTCAAACAATCGCCACGGGAAGCTTAGCTTTGACAGTGGGCACCTTGACCTTAGGCTCAAGCAATCATGCTTCTAGCTTAACCATCTACCCACCCACAGCATCGAGAGGCTTTTTTGAGATTCTTCCGATAGCGGCTAGCGGTGCATTTAACACCGTTATCAGCAACTCAGCTCTTGGGCAAACGACAACCTACACGCTTCCCGACCCAGCTAATGCTGCTGCCCGTTTCTTGGTTGCCGCAACCGCCACGCCATTTGTTAGTGGAAACATTCCGCAAGCATCGGGCACAGGCGGCTTAATGGTTGATTCTGGCGTGTCTTTTGCATCCCTTGCACCTGTCACCGTCAGTGTCACCATGAACACGGCGTCTGTCGTTGGAGCCTATGCAACGCCCGTCCAAATCGTAGCAGGGCAAGCCGGTAAAGCTATTATGATTTTAGCAGCGCAAGTCATCACTGAAGTCAGTACACCTTTTGCGACTGGTGGTGTCGGTGTTATTCAGTGGGGCAATACAGTTCATGGGGCAGGTGTTTTGGCCGTAGATGCCACTACGCCAGCAGCAGAAATAACCGCGGCGGCGAGTCAAATTTACAGCCAATACGGTTTGGCCTCGACGACGGTCACATCGACAGCCAGCGTGACTGGGCTTGGTGTATATTTCTCTAATCAAACAGGCGCTTATACTAACGGAACAGGCAGTACCGTCACGATCGTGTTGCAATACATGGTTATCGCAGCAGTATAACTAACTCAATAAATCAGCCATTCTTTTCTAGGTATTGGATGGCTGATTTTAATATCTCAATTGAGTCGTTAAAATAACCAATGCCAAAGTTGCATTTGTTGCAAAGCAATCCGCGTATTTCATTGGTTTTATGGCAATGATCTATGGTAAGACGTTTAATGATTTTGGTTTTGGCGTCATATGTTGTTTCTGGTTTTCGACATATAGCGCAGAGGTTCTCATATTTTTTAATTAATTTATCCAAATCATCAAGAGAAAGACCGAATTTAGATTTTAAATTCATTTTTTTTGCATTTAATAACCTCTTTTCAGGATATTTTTTGTGGTTTTTATTGGTGGATATTTTTTGACATTTCTTACATCTCGGGTATTTTCCTGACGTGGTTGCTTCCTTTTTTTTCAGAAAACCATGATTTTGGCATTTCATGATATACCCTTCGGGAATTTCCTCTTTAACGGGAAGTTCAAAGGATTTTCGTCTAAACCATCTAGCTTTATGCATTACACATAAGCTAGATCTTGTTGCACACAAAGATTTACAGCCCTCAATACGACAAATTTTACTATCTGACATAAATACTCCTTAAGTACCCCTTATGAATGGTCAAAGCCAGCCTGGTAAGGTTCCAGGTTTTCGGGGATCAGCCTAGGCTTTAAGCGCCCATTATACTAGACTGTTATTGTCGAGTAAATGAGCGCGAGGTATTGCCTTTGGGTGGTACCGTCTCCATACTAGTTACGACATGGAACCATTTACAGGAAGTAAATTTATGACACTTAAAGCAGATTTAGAACAACGCGTTGAAGATATCGTCAAAGCCGTAGAAGCCAGCGCAGGACAGCATAATGCTTTGCTAGGCCGACTAAATGAAGCTAAATTTATACTAGAGCAGGTTGCAGCTAAAGAGCTGGCAGAGGAATTGCCTGAGGTTGAAGCTGTGGCCGAAAAAAAGCTGGAGGCAATGGAACATGCCCCTTAAGAAAGGAAAGTCAAAAGCCGCGATTAGTGCAAATATTTCTGAATTGCGTCATAGCGGTCGTCCAGAAGCTCAAAGCGTGGCGATTGCCATGAAGGAAGCTGGTAAGTCTAAACCCAAGAAATCAAAAGGGAAAAAGAAATGAAAGATGGTGGCGCAGGAATGCCTAAAATGAGACTATACAACGCAGGTAAAGGCCCAGTAGACTTGAAAAAGCCTTCGGGCAAAATGTCAGAGAAAGGCGGTAAGGTGGAGCACTGTGCCGTTAAAGCTGGCAAGCACGACAAAAGCAAAAAGCAAGTAGTTTAGCCCGCAAATCCCGGGGTGCAGGCACGCTCCTGTTGGCATCCCGGGGCCATAAGAGAGGTGCTTTATGATCGACAATCAGCAGTTTAGAGCATCTATAATTCGGCCTACCTTAGCCAAGCTAGAACTCGCCTCAGATAAAGCTGAAAACTTGCTGGTGATGGTCATGGCCCACGAGTCTAACGGTGGATATTACCTTCAGCAGACCAAAGGGCCGGCTCTAGGAGTCTACCAAATGGAGACCGCTACATTTAACGATCTGTGGCGAAGATATCTATTTAATAAACCCGACCTCGAAAACCGGCTGATGGACTCCTGCAACCTCAAGCACATTCCAGAGCCTGAAGAAATGGAGGGGAACCTTTATCTCGCGACAGCGATGGCCAGGATATTTTTCCTACGTGTATATACACCAATCCCAACTGACCTTGAACTTCTTAGCGAACATATCAAAAAATTCTGGAACACAGAGGCAGGCAAGGCCACAGCAGCAGAATATCTCCGAGACTATCTAAAGTTCACAGCAGCCAAATAATCTATAATTATCTGATGAGAATCAGAAAAAAGCGCGTTATGTTCTACGTCTTACTTGTGGTGGGCGTAGGGCTAATCGTGGGTGCCGTCTTCTTTCCGCCTGCTGCGACCGCCCTGGTAAGCTCAGGAGTCGCCTGCATATCAGCGGCCTTAGCTTTCTCGCAAAACACAGCTCAACAAATACCACCTCAACCGCCGCCAGGTTCCCCTGTTCATCCAGACATTTCTGCTGATGAAATAATCGTACAAATCCCGAAAGACGATGATAGCCTGGATCTAAATTTACACATAGCACGCCACCCCTTGCTTTCACAGTTTGCGCCAAAGCCAGACCCCAATAGCGATATAAACAGCAGCAACAATGATAGCAAGGCCGCTCCAAGCGAAGATAGCGATAAGTTCCATCCCTAGTACCCTAAAGTTTAATTACCGTCGCATTCTAACAGATCGTACTTCTGCGACGTATTCTTGCATAAATTCTCTGGCGTCCTGATTACTGCAACGATTACGCAAGAACTCTTGCATGTCGCGGTTAAACTCAATCCAAGGCATAAGTTTTTCCCGCTCCTCTCGGTCATCCTCTGTGGCATCTATGGCAGCCTCAATAGCTTCCTCGCATTGCAGGTTTGCTTTACAGAAAATCTTATCCAGCTTTTCAGCCTCTGTTAATTCATTAAATTTTTTCACCAATTAACTCCACAGCCACTGGGCCGCCAATATAAGGATAACGATATAGGGAAACGTCCCCAAGATTATGGACAATCGCGTCATGTCTCTTCCTCAGCACTCTTTCCCAGACCCTCAAGGTAGTTTAACAGCAAACGGCGCATCATCTCACTGGCCGTGATGCCTTTGTCGAAGGCGACATTACGCAATTTCCCCATGAGCTCAGGGCTGATGCGCAGGTGTAGTCGGTCTGAGTACAATCTAGGTCTAATCATTGGGTTAGCTTACCAAAAAGTCCGCACGCTGTCAACATCTTTATCTAGTGCATAACCAGCCCCGCACATCGACCCTGCTTATTGGCGTTACGCAAAGCAAGCATTCGGTCATTCTTAAGCGTAGGATTCGCCACAAGCGCTTCTTTAAGCTTATCCGCCTCTACCCTACTCTCGATAATCTTTTGCGTCTGTATGACAGCCACGTTCACTTTAGGAGCCTCTTCTTTGGCCTCTCCTACTTTAGGCTTCCAGTCATTTGCGATCATCCTCTCAAGATAGGCTGCTGGATTTATCTTGGCATTAGCTAAAGTGGCATTAAGTACCTCTCGGATACGCCTGGTGCCCTTCGTTCTAAGCAGGAACGTGGCCCTCTGATAAGAGATATCAATTCTTCCCAGCTCCAATATCAGGTCATCATTTTCCGGTACGTACTCGAATTCACCTTTTCCTTCTTTCCTTTCAATTCCTTCAACAACAGCAGCAACAAAGGCTTTGGCTGGCGCGTTTTCATTTGTGTTTAATGAAGCGGGTGCGCGCGCGCGAGTCTTGCTGCTGCTTTCAGTATTACTAAGACTTTCAGTATTACTAACTTGAGAGGTTGTTTCACCGACAGTCGGTAAAACAACCTCTCGGTGAAACAACCTTTCGGGGGGAGGGGTTTTTGCCGAGGGGTTGAAATTTAACCTGTCGGTATTTTTGAAGATCGGCCTGCCAGAAAATAGACGTTTGGAGCCTTTAAACTTACCGTCACCCAAACCTGATGGCGTAGAGACTGTCTGCAAATATCCCGAATCCCGGAGCTCTTTGACGGCCTGCTTAAATTTGCTCTCCCCGCACTGGCAAACTTCTTGTAACTTATAGTCATGGAACTTCCAGCCTTTTGGTTTACTGCACATATAAGTAAGTAGCCTAAATGCAGTTGGGCTGATATCAGATTCTATGAGTTGGTTATATATGATGGTGAACGGATGTTGATGAACGCTTTCATCGGCTTGAAAATCGAATTCTTCAAAATTAGACATGGCCAAAATCTCCCTTGGCGTTGGGTTAACTTCCAAGCAAGAGAGTCGTCCGACAAAATATCGGGATTATCCCTTGCATTTTGTCTTAGAAAAAAGTATCCTGAACTTGGTTTGAGATCAGGGCTGCCTTAGGGTGGCCTTTCTTTTAAGACGTGATTGAGTTTAACTCTTTTTTGTATTTTGGATCAATGAACACCTCTATATGCTCAATACCCATATCTATTTCAGTAATAGCCTTTTCTAAATTAAGACTCACAAATGCGCATGAGAATCTGGTATCGCCCGTAAGCGAATCAATGTCTGCCATCTGTAATAAATAATGCTGATTCATTTTTCTTAGCTCACACGATATCGCTCTTAGGCGATCTTTGTGGCAATCGGTAATCTCTTTCATTCTTCTCCCCTTAATCGTTTTTCATTCAAAATATATTCCGATGCCTTAGTAGCCGTATGCTCTTTTACGCGCTCTAAGTACCCCTTCTTCATCAACTGCCTCATCGCGCTATCAACTCGCGTCGGGGACAGCCTTGATTGGTTCGCTATGCGGTTTCTAGGGGCAGGGATAGGCTTACCTACCTCTGTCGCCCATCGTGCCACATTGAGCAATACAGCGACCTCTGCGTGCTCTAAGTCCATCTCTAGGCAATCCCAGACCAAAGTCATCAACCTTATCCGCTCATCCATGGCTATTCCTTGCGATAATTGTATGTACATGTATACTTAAAGATACCGTCCTTCATGGCACGGTCATACAATTCTCCTCATCGTTACTGGTGATTACCCCAGCGCACAACTGGGGTTTTTTTTGCCATTATGGTAGCATTAGCTAACGTCCCAGTTTAAACACGATTGGCTAGGACGTTGCTTCTCTTTGGGCTTTCTGCCAGGCTCTGAACTCATCAATAAACGTCATAATATTGGACGCATCAATCACCTCTTGAATCATTTCAGGGGTTACCATAGCTGGTTCCTGTGTTTCTCGTTTAGTCTCTTTAACGCCTGGGATGGGTTCAGGACGTACAGACACGCCAAATGCCCCAAGATCAAAGAGGTCTTTAACAACGGGGTGCTCACATAAAATATGACCAGAAGATTGGTGCAGAAACAAAGGATTGTCAGCAAGAAGGCCAGTATTACCCTTGTTTTTAGAGCCGACAGGTCGCTTCTTTGCATTACAAATCTCCCTCTCCTCACATAATAAATGCGCTTCAAGCATCTTCAGCGCGGCTCTCCCCATACAAAAGCGCTTGCCAGTGTTAAGGTGTTCTAAGGCAGCCCGATCTCTAATTAACTCATAGAGTGACTCGCTAATATGTACTGTTACTGTTCTGTCCATCCGTGGCTTGCTCCTTTAGTGCTTTCAAAGTTTTGTTAATACAGCGCCGAACTACCGTCGCTATGCTGATTTCCTCTTCCATGGCTATTGCTTTCATGGACTCGTATTGTCGCTCAGTCAACATCACCGTAAACCCCACATGGGCGGTATCAGTGCCCAGCCAGGGTCTCCCCCGTTTCTTTTTCTCCATTTTACTGTTGCTCCAATTTATTTATAATGGTAGTATATCTAAGGTAACTTAATGTTAAATAAAAGTAAAGAGGGGATAATATGAATAACACACAATCAGAAAGCGTCGGGGCTTTATTTACTGCGTTGTGCCAATTCCAAGGCGAGGTTGTCCATATCTACAAAGACAGCCAAGCATTTGGGTTTAAATATGCTGACTTAGGATCGGTATTAGACGTCGTTAAGCCTTTGCTGCTAAAGAATGGCCTGTGCGTCTCTCAGATGACCACCTCCTGCGAGAGAACGGGTAAGCCAGCCTTGAGGACGGTGCTAGGGCATTCGTCCGGGGAATGGATTAGCGGCACCATGGCATTCAATGAGCCTGAAGCCACAAAGAAAAACAGCAGCATACAGAATTTGGGTAGTGTAATTACATATATGCGCCGTTATGCGATATGTGCCATTCTGGGGATTACGCAAACCGATGACGAAGATGTGCGCAGCAAAGAGCCTGTACCTGAAAAGCCTGTTGTACCTGTACCCGAAAAGATTAAGCCGGGAACCCTGGTAGAGCTGGAAGGGTATATTGCTTCATTTGGCACGTCCCCAGATAAAATAAAACTATGGCTAACTCACAACAAGGTTAGCAAGTTAGATGATATTCCGGAAACATTTGCCCAAGACAGACTTAAGGTCTATCGAGAGGTTACTGAGAAAATGCATCAAGAAACACAACAGCAGCAAGGAAACTGTAATGAGCAAAGAGACGGATGAGGTACTAAAAGAATTTTTTGAAAATGAAGGCAAGTCGGGATTCGTCACCCGGCTTCGCCGGTTCCTGCATGAGGATTTTGCACATCGCACTGTGAAAGACTTCTTAGCCTTTTTTATGAGAAAATATAAGAGAGAGGGAAAGTCTCCTGACTTTGACCCAATCGCGCTTTTACCTGCTATCGTTAAAGAGGTGGGCGCGATCCAAGTCGAGTCAGTAAAGATATATACGCAGTTTCTATACGAAGAGGCATTAAGGACAGTGGAAGCTAAACAAAACAAGGGGTGAAGGGATGCAAAAGAAAGAGCCGAAATTTATGAAAGGGCTGAAGGAAAAAGAGCCGAAATTTATCAAAAAGATGGAAAAGAAGGAGATGAAGGCTCCCGCTAAAAAAATGCCTATGCCCGATAAGAAAGAAAAGAAGCGTAAATAATGAGCATTGCGGGGATATTGATTTTACTTACCTGTATTGTGGCCGGGGTTGTGGCGGGTGTGGTAACCAAGAACCCCAATAATCCGGTAGAGGTAATGGCGGAATCGGTGATAGAGAAAGAAATTGGGGCACCCAGTGGGAGTATCCACCTAACACCCCAAGAATCGTCACATAATTGAGCAAGCGTGACGCGTGTTGCCCTCTTCGTCCTCGTAGCGAGTGGCTCGTTCTATTGCTGCCAATCCGACACCAGCCGCAATTCCTGCCCCTATTGGATTGGCTGCTGCGAGGGCCATGGCTGCTGCATAGGCAGCCTTTGCCTTAACTAGCATGGCGGGAGTAGCTTTAATGACGGTTCCGGCAGCGGTCACTAAATACCCGCCTATAACCGCCCCATCCTGTATAGCCCAGATGAAGTTTCTTGCGGCAGCGTGTAAATCGACTGCATTGTACATAAAGTTCATTGCCCTTCTGGCTCTGCCGGGCGCTGGTGGCGCCTCTCTTCGCTGGTTTACTTCGCGCCGTAGCTGCCTAACCTCTTCTCTCAGCTCTCTTACCTCTTCTTCCATCATTATTATTATCTCCGTTTTTATTAAAAATTATCGGTAACACCTTGTGAAATCACCGTTATCATCTTTGAAGCAAAATGTGCCTCCCACCATTTCGGAACTTCCAGAGCCTCCGTTTTTACTGGCGCTTTCACTTTCTCCGCTGCCACCGGTACATGCGCCTGTTCCGTTATATCCGCCCGATGCGGCTCCCGGGCCTTTTCCGCCACTGGGACATAGCGCACTATTTTCGACGTTAGCCAATCCACCTGGCTCAGATGGATTTAAGCCCTGGGAAAGTATTGCCTCGTATTCCCAGGTAGTAATTCCGACCATGCCCTTGTTGTGGCGTTCAGTGCATACCCTGTTGTACTCTATCGCGTAAGCCTCTGTGCCTTGTTTATACGCCGGTGTTATTGGGGTAGCTTTGGCTTGCTCTAATCCACCTACGCCATCAGATATAGATTTGTTGGGAAATCCATGAGTAAAAGAGTGCATCATCTCAGCTAGGCCGGGTGCGTTTTGCGTGAGCATAGGCCCAGGAGGACAAAAGCGCTCTGCCGTAAAGCTGTCTAACGCTTGCGCGATGGGGGTAACTAGAGACATGATTAACCAGCCCGCTACGCTTTTCGTTGCCTTTCGGTTAGTTATTTTTTGGCGACACTCCTTTTCTTCCTCGCGTATTTTCTCCATCTCATCGTAATTAGCCTTAGCGACCTTAGCCACATCCACCAATACTTCCGAATCTCCTCCTAAAAGCAGGCTATCCATCTTTGAGAGACCCGTGGTGACCGAGGTGGCCGTAGCGCCCATCAGTCGCCTACGAACGTCTTTTGGGTCTGTAGTGCATTGATCAGTTTGCATTGTTATCTACCCTATTATTTAAAATTCTGATTAATCTATCTGGCTTAAAGGTAAATAGAATCGTACACTTCACCATGAATAAACACATCTCTAGGAAAAAACCAAAACAGCAAGTGGATACCTGAATAAATGTAAAAAACGTAGGGCCAGTTGCTATAAGTAAATACATTGAAGTGGCAGCCTTTCCTAGCGCAATGATGCAGTACAAAAGTAACATGCACCAAATAGCGTGGATTGACTTAGGGGTTATCATCTTGAGTAGTGAGCGCATTTAAATTCCTTTTATTTAAAAAATACATAGGTACGCACCGGAATATCTATCGGGTCGCTTCTTTTTGGTTGCTTATGCTCCTTATCAGGCTCTCGAATCGGCTCTAAATCCTTCTTTTTCTCTTTAACTTCTTTATACAACCACTTAAGCATCGCAACTTTCCTTAGATAAATAGGAGACGATTTTATAAGGCTCATAAAAAAACATGGCTATCGCATTAATGAATAGCAACGTAGAAAATAAAGCGAAGTTGATATCAAATTTGTAGTAGTTGAAAACAAGCGCAAGCACAGCAATCACGGCATTAAATATTGCCAAAGTGTACATGCGGTAAATTTGTTTATTGAATTGATTTGTGGATCGTATATCCATAATTACCCCCAATTTTCCCAAGAAAACGGAGTGTAACAGATAGTGGATAGAAATAAAATGTTGATATACACGATGACGACAGTCTCGCAACTCTCGGGAAGTTGGGTGCGTAATCTGAGGGGATAACGTGAGACTGCCGACAAAGCAATCATAGCATGAGGGGATAAATATGCCTATACAACAATGGTGTGGGTGTGTATGATACCGCCAACAGACTGCTATCAAGCAGCAAGAGGGGATGTATGAGTACTTTATTAGAAAAATTCGACAGTGGGCCAATCAAAAAGAATTTTGGCAAATGTGAGCACAGCTTTATTTTATTTGACAGCTTCGACAATCGTAACGTCGCCGAAGTAGAGGTAGACAGCTTCGGCGATACGTTGGTATGCCAACGCTGTCTACTGACCGTGAAGAGGGCCGAGGTTAGTAACCTTAACCTGGCCTACAAATCTACGTTTAAGGCTAAACCTCAGTCTTAGCCTTAGCTAACATTTCCTCGAAGTCTTGCTG